ACTGACGCCCGAAGATTGTATAGACGTCGCGCTTCTGTACGCGAAGGACCAGCACGTTGTCCTCGTGCTCAAGAACCCATCGATAGTTGGTGGGTGTCAGCACGTCGCCAAGCAGAGTGTGTAGCGCGACGTTGTCGTTCATTTGACCCCCAGGGATGCTGTCATGTAATTGAGGGTGCGGAGCGCGTAGAGCAGATCCTCACGCGTCTGCCACGTGGACACAACGGTGATTATCAACTCCTCCACAGGCGGGATGTCGTTGGTGCGACAGAACAGGTCAATGCCCTGCGCGTCTTCAGAGCCCGGCGCAATGGGGGCGGCCCTGCCCACGGCTTCCTGTTCCAGCAATTTGTTGAGGAAGTGCTCGGCCTTCTGCAAGTCCTGCAGCCCGTTCTTCTTGTGCCAGCGGCTGACGTACTTGGTGATCTGGCCCTCCATGTAGCGCCCTTCCAGAACTTGGTTCACGAAGTCCCAGTGCTGGAAGGCGCTCTTGTAGTGCTGCCCGCCCACTTGGACGTCGTTGGCCTGGGGCCGCGGGTTCTCTGCCTGGGCGGGAGTCGGTTTCGGTTTTGCCATGCTATTCCTCCATTGCTAGTGAGATTATTTCATCAAGAATCACGCGCTCTAGCACGCGCGGATTCATGTCTTCGATGTAACTGATAAACCGCTGCAACGGTTTTCGCATGAACGTGTTGCCCATCTTGATTTCATAGATACACCGCATGGCACCGTCCATGCAGTCCGCAATCTTCAGTGTCCGCCGCTCAGCATCATTGAGCATTCCATCAAAGTTTGGCATCCTGTTAGCGGCGAAGATCGTAGCTTCATAAGAGTCGAACTGCTCTTTGATGCCAAGTGCTCGCTTGGCCGGAGCAGGAATATCGCCGGTGCTTTGCTCGGCTAGGTCGTGCGCCAGGGCGGCCATTAGTAGATTGGATGACGGGCTCCGGCTATCCAGTAGCCAGCAGAACCACGCCACTCCAAACGAGTGCTGGGCCACCGTGTCATCTTTGTGGCTCGGCAGTGTGTGGAATCGCCTGACAGCGCCCCCAGTGTAGATGAAATCAATCAGTGACATTACTTCCTCCGTTCCGCGAAGCGTTCAAGCCATTCCCGGCAGGCCCGCTGCCAGTCCGGCGCTTCTATTTCGTTGGCAATGCTCCTGGCAAAGAAGGTGTCGTGGCGCATTCCCCAGGCTTCGTACATGGGGCGGGCTACGTCACGGAAGAATGGCTCTCGGTAGTTGTGCGGCTTGCTAGGGGCGAGCATGAACATGCGAAGATCGTGGTCCCAATCTTCCGCGTCGTGCAGGATCAGCGGTAGGTGCTTGATAGCGTGCCGGTGATAGAGGTCTGTGTGCTCCACTTCATCAGCCATGGCCAGGGCACCCTCTGGTGAAAGCACGCCCGTATAGAGATGAAGGTTGTTGGAGAACTGGCGGTACACGCCGACCGGCAGGCCCACCTTGAAGGCAAGGTACTCCAGCAGCACGCTGAAGTGAACGGCGTTCGCACCATAGGCACCCCAGAGGATGTCGTTGCTGCGGTTGCATACCGTCATGTTCAGCAGACCGTAACGACAGTCAAGATAAATCTGGGTATTGCAAGGTAGGTCCTTTCCCGTACCTCCCAGGTCGTTCTGTGACCACATCTGAATGACGACACGACGGGTTGTGGGCTCGCGTCGGAGTTCAGATACGGCAAGTTCAAGTTGGTCGCGGCCGAAATACCGCCGCCACCGAAACCCGTACGCGCCCGCCAGTGTTGTGTCGTCATCGCTATATTCCTTGAATCGCTTGTTGAACTGTAGTGGGAAAGCCAAGTCATTGCGACCCGCCAGCATCCACAGGCTTTCCATCAGATGGAAGAACGGGTTGGCGTTCCTCATTGGGCTGAAGATCACCCGCTGTACTGGATTGATGTAGGTGGTCGTTACCGGGTTCTGGAACACCAGAACGTCGCCATTGCGCGACGGCTCTCTGATACCACGCGCCACGATCTCGCGCAAGCCCTGCGTCAGTGCGTCGTTGACATTGCGAGCCAGGATCTCCATCATACGCCTTTCGACAAGCAGGAAGGACACTTAAATAAGCCAGGATAGAAACTGGCCCAGTCGTAGGGCATAGCGTGAGCAGGGGGTTGGCCGAGTGCTATTGATAAAGAACTATTTGCGGCGTGGTCGTCAATCTCCACTATCGTTCGCGTTCCTTGCGCCGTAACCCCACACTCGTTACAAGTGTAGTCGTGGTATACCTTCAATTCTCCGCTGACCCGCATCACCTTGCTCCCGGATAGGTGTTCTTGGGCGTGCCCTCCCCCAGCCGCACGCGCTCGTACTTGTCAAATTCGCACAGGCAGTTCTGGAGGTCCTGCGCGTGGAGGGGTTTCAGGCCAGCCTTGTCCAACTTGGGGGCGAGTAGCTCGCCAAGCATGAGCAGCATCTTGTGCCACTCCTTGCCCCAGGCGGCATCCTTGTCGCGGCCCATGACACGGTTCAGGCCACGCTTGCTCCCCGGCCCAGGCATGGCCCAGACCCACCAGTCGTCCGCATCCAACAGCGGCTTCACGTACTTGAGATCGGCCACCACCTGCCCCGTGAGGAAGGTGCCCATTCCGATGTGCTTGTTCAGCTTGTTGGCGAAAGTGCCAAGGCTGTCACCCCGCTGGGGCCGGAGGCTGGCGCGGTCGTTCCACAAAGGTGTCAGCACCCTGTCAGCGAGGTAGGTGGCCTTGTCCATGGCAACCCCGTTGGTGCTGACAATGTATGCCGAGTTCATGAAATTCAGCCCGTCGGCCTTGCGTGCGTGGAGCGTGGTGATGAAGCGGTTAGGATTCCATTCGTGGAAGTACCCCAGTTGACCCAGGCTCTCCGGCAGGTTCACCAACCGCGCAACGCAGAGGTTGAACCACAAGTCAGGGTGCGTGGCGTGAGGCGTACGGATGTTCTGCGTGATCCACATGGTCACTTTGTCCAGTTCCCGGTAGACGTTGCAGAACCGATAGGACTGCAGGATCTTGTCCTGCGTCCACGGTTTGGGGTCGTGGTTGACTCGATGCTCCAAGATGTTATGGCGCTCCACAATCCAGTAGAGCAGGTCGTCAACGCGAATTTCGCTCATAGGGCCGCCTTAAGACGCTTGTACTCGGTTAACACGGCCTTCTCGAGCCGCTCGTGGTGGGGCAGGGTGCCCCAAGTGGCCCGCTGGGCGGCGGCTATGTCGTTGGCCCTCTCGAGCAGGTCTGGCAATGCTCCCGGGCCTGCCGCAATGTACCCCGTAACGTCGTAGCCAGCCTTGAGCAACATGGGGGCGGCTTCCGGTTGGAACACCATCGCCATGCCAACGGAAAGCATCTCGTAGAACCGGGTGGCCGGGCTGGTGAACTCAGCGTGTGACTTGCGGTCTTCCAGGTACAGCCCCATGGAGTACTGTCCCAGCTGATCAAAGAACGTTCGGCGTGGGAAGGCATTGATGACGTCGCAGCGTGCGCTGTAGCGCATCATGCTCTTGCTGAACGAGCTGATGGTCATGGGCACCCATGGATTCGTGAAGTACCTGTCAAAGTACGGCAGTCGGCCAGCTCTGTCCGCCCCATAGTAGAACACGTCAGGAATGGCGTTCTTTCGGTTGGCCCAGAACTGCTCATCACTGACAGGCTCGTACGCCATGGCGTTCCAGTTGATGTAGGCGCTCAGCGGGGTGCGTTGGCTGGCCTTCTCCATCGTGGTCCAGAAATGCGTATCAGGCAGGCCAGCGGCCCGACGGTTCCTGAAGGCTTTGCGGAAAGGACTTTCAGCATTACCATCAGCCAGGGGCGGCTGGATAGTATAGTCGTTCTGCACCCAGACAACGTGCTTCGCCCCTTCCACAGCCTTCGCCACTTGCGGGAGAACCCGGCAATACATGAAGACTCCCGCGACCATGAAAAGTACATCCAGGTCATTCGCATCTTCGATCTCCGGGCCACAAATCAAGGGCTGCCCCAATTTGTTGGACAGCCACTGTGCGGTACGAGCATTTGCCAGAGACCCATCGGGTGTCGGCGGGTTGAAACTGAAAACAGCAGCTTTCATTTTTCCTCCGAAAATCGATCACGAGCCTGGGGAGTGATCCCCAGGCTCGTTTGGCGCCGAACTAGTAGAGCTCGATCAGGTTGTTTTCCAGGGCGAAGTAGATGTCCGGAAGGCCGATCTTGTAGTCGGTGCCGTCCTTGCGTTCCACGGTGCTGGACAAGGCTTCCTGCACGGTCTTGGCCGCGAAGATGGTGTCCACGATGGCGAAGCGCATGGTGCCCTGGCGAGCGGGGTTCTGACCGAGCACCTTGATGCGCTTGTCGCCCTCGATCTTCTCGCGGCGGTTGCGGGGGGCCTTCTCGGTGGTCTCGGCACCCTCGGGGGCTTCGACGGGGGTCTTGGCGACCTTGGTGACCTTGGACGGCTTCTCGGCCTTCGGCTCGGCCACAGGGGCGACGGGGGCGGTCTTGACGGGGGCGGCGATCTTACCCATGATGGGCTCCTTGTGAAGAATGGTATCCAGGACAGCCCTGGCGCGTTGGGCCACTACGATGCCCAGTGAGGTTTGGCCTAGCATCTTTGAAGCGTAGTTCTCCAAAGGGTAGTCGGCGTACACGAAGGCATACGCCTTTTCGAATTCAGGGTTGGGCAGCTTGTGGATGTCGATCACCTTGCCATCACGTTTGACGAACTTGGTGAAGCGCGGACCGGTTTCCACTAACAGCACGACGTGGTTCTGGTGGTCACAACGAAGTTCACAGGTCACTTGGCGGCTCCAAGGGTGCGGGGGTTGCCCGGCTTAATAGTGTAGGGTTGGAATTGCATCGGCGCAAGGGTTATTTTACTCGTTCTTGCCTGTAGTCTTTCAGCGCGGCAAGAAGTCGGTTCTGAACCTTCGCCTTCCCTTTCAGAGCTCGGATAACGGCTTGGTCCACTGTATTCTTCGCCACGATATGGTGGACAAAGACCCGTAGTGCTTTGTTGCCCTGGCGTAGAACCCGTTGGATAAACTGTTCGTATACTTCCAAGTCCCAGATCTGGCTGTACCAACAGACATGCTCTGCATTCCGACCCTGCAGATTAAGACCATGGCCCACAGACTGAGGCTGACCGACAAGCACATCAATCTCGCCCGCGTTCCACGCCGCTTCGATCTCTGGAAACTTTCTAGCCGAATAATCCGACGCGTACACAGCTTTCGGCAGCGCACGTCGTATCCGATCAAGATCGTGTCGAAATTCGTAGGCAACGAGCATGGGCTGTCCATTAAGCTCATCAACGAGATCGCACAGTGCCGCAGTCTTTTCGTTATGCAGGTGCTCCCATTCTTCGCTAGCCGTAGCGGGGGCAACCTCCAACTGACGATATATTCCACCATTGGCCACCTGTCTACACTTCATGGACGCTGCCGCTGCGGACAACGCGGTTACGATCTCCGCATTTTCAAGCTCCGCCATCATGATGTTTTCAAGGTCGTCGTAGATCTTACGCGCCTTGGGCGGTAGTTCAATTTCAATGAAATCGTTCACCAACTGGGGGAGGTCAAGATAGTCCCTTGCCTCCAAACGTAAGACTAAGGGCCGAAGCAACTCGTGGATACGTTCTTCGGTACCACTCTTGGGCACCCAAGTATAGCCGCCGAATCCAGTTTGGGTGAAGAACTCCTGTCTGAACTTGGTGATATAAGGGCTGAATGACCGCCCCATGTCCAGAATATAGATTTGCCCGAACAGATCCAGAAGTCCATTGGGGGCGGGTGTTCCCGTGAGAATCCAGCGCCTTGCGAACTTGTGCAGCACTGGTTTCAAAGTCTTGTATCGGCGCGTGTTCGTGTGTTTGAACTTGCTGCTCTCGTCCATGATCAGCGTATCTACGTCCAGCATCTTGAAGCGGTTGGTTGAGAACAGCCATTCCAGGCCCTCCGGGTTGATGACGTAGATGTCCGCCTTTTCTTTCAGTGCTTGCTCTTTCTGTCCCCCATGCAGCACGACGACCTTCAGGTGTTCAAACCCCTCCCACTTGCTGGCTTCGCGGGGCCATACGCTGTAGCAGACCCGCAAGGGCGCTACGACCAACGCACCACGCGCCATGAGCTTGTTCTTAAGGATCTTGAAGGCAGCAAGGCTGATGGAGGTCTTGCCCAGTCCGGGGTCAAGGAACAGTCCGGCGCAGGCGTGCTCTAGCAGAAACTTGATAGCGTTCTTCTGGTAGTCGTGGGGCACCCACTCCACGGCCTCAGGCTTGACACGCTCAACTAGCATTGGCCAACCTTTCTTGAATTGCCGCTATTGCGGACTGTTTTGTATCGTGGACTTCAACGTCGTACCCATCAGCCCACCAATCCATTATGGTTTGAGCCTGGAGATCTGTTGGTGCTTCGCCAGGGCGTTTAAACTCGATAAGAAATGGCCGACCGCCAGGAATTCGGAATACGTAGTCTGGTTGAGATCTGTTTCCAGGGCCTTGGAGTTTAGTAGCACGACACCCATGTCCTCGTGCCCAACTAACAGTGGGATTTTGAACATTATCCACTTCCCTAAGTTTCTTTTCCTGTTTAGTGGGGAGGCCATCTTCTCGCAGCCAGTCTGTAAATGGATTGTGTGGGTCGACGGGCACAAGTCTAGACATTAGTACTCGCAGGGTCCGCCGTTGGCTTTACGAAAATGACACCATCGGCAGTAGTTTCCGGGGCGCGGAGCGTAGACCGTGTCGGTCAGCATGGGGCGGGTCTTGTCCAGCCACGCATTCTTGATGTCCGGCAGTTCATCTCGGTCGTATCCACTGGTTAGGTTCGGAGCACCTGCATCCAAGTACCAGATCGCAGTGTTGATACGATCTACTGCTGGGTACATGATGAAGCCGCCCAAGGCGTAGAGACTGAGCTGCCCCTGGTGCTGTTCTTCCCGCCGCTTGCCGGTCTTGTGGTCAACGATGGTGAGTTCCTTCTTGGCCGTGAACACCAAGTCAGTCTTGATTCGGCACCACGCATCTCGGCCGAACCAACTGGTCGGCGTCCACTGGGTTGTGAAGGCCCATTCACACTCGGCAACGGGCTTGCCCTTCTTCGCCACGGTGGCGTCTTTCTTGATGTTCGGCAGCACCACCCGTTTGAACTCATCGCGGAAGGCTTCGGCCTTGGCGGCGTCCTCAGGCTTACCAGAGATCTTGCCAGTGATGAGCTCTTCAGTGAGGGCGTGCATGGCAGAGCCCCGGTCCATTGCTGTGCTCCCCGGTTCTGGCAGCTTGTCAATGAACTTGAACATCGCCTTGCGGGGGCACTCTTGATAACAGGCCCAGCGCGAGTAGGACCATGCGGTGATGTTCGCTGCCATCAGTATTTTCCTTTCGCGTAGCGCCGCCGCTTGGAGTTGTTGTGGGTCATGGGGTTGTCGGGGTCCAGCTTACGCGTCAGCCGCACGAGCGCCCCACAGTCCGCGACGGTGTACTGCGTTCCGTCCATAAGCGTGACGGTTGTTCCTGCCTTGTACGGCCACGGAAGCCCTTTGGGTTCACTGGGCGGTGTGATCATGCCTGCTCCTCTTTGTGAAGGTCCGCCCAAGCGGGCTCTTTGTACTTGGACATTTCGCCCCAGTTCGGTCCCATTTTTCCATCGGACAGAAGTGGCACGTCAAGCGGGATACTTTCCATGGCCTGTCGCAGTAGCGCCATTTCTTCGTCGGCGTATTGGGCGGGGCAACTGATGTTGATTTCGTCGTGAACGGTAATGAGAAATCGGCCATGCTTCTTGATCTTGTCGTAAGCCAACAGGGCTTCTTTGGTGATGTCGGCGGCGGAACCTTGAATCAGGTAGTTGAGCAGTTTGTACTCAAAGGTCTTCAGTTCCCCTTTCACCATTTTCGGCTCTTCGGCGTAGTAGTGACGCTTGCCCCAGGTGATGATGTTCTCCCCGGCGGCCCCTCGCTTCTTCACACTTCGTTCCAGTTCGTTTGCCCCCGGTAGGGCCTTTCGCTGAGCCACCTTGATAGCCCGCGCAGTTTCCACGGTGTCGTTAATCTTCTTGGCCAGGGCTCCGTAGCCCATACCATAGATGATTCCAAAGTTGACCTGCTTGACCTGAGCACGCAGGTAAAGGACACCCGTAATTCTTTGGATTTCGTCCGTGACAAATTGGTGGATGTCCATCGTAGGGTCTGCTTTATATCTTTCAAGCAGTCTACCATCTTCAAAGTGGGCCAGCACACGCAACTCCTGCTGATTGTAGTCACGATGCAGCAGGACAGAGTTGTCGTCATCAGGTAGGACGTACCGTCGCATAAGGGGCAGTTCAGGGACCTCGAGAAAACTGGGGTGTTCGTAGTCATCGTCCTTCTCCTCCAAGTTCTTTGGAATGTTCTGGAAGTTGGGAGAGCTACTCATGCGCCCCGTTCGGGTGCCCTTGGCGTCTTTGCCACCCTTGGGCTGACGAACCTGCGACCAGTTCGTATAGATGCGCCCGCCGCTTTCCTCGGCAATTTTCAACCAAGGCAGGATGAATTTTCCCAGGCAGGTGCTGAGTCGGCTGCGGTAGCCAAGCGCCATGGACACGTTCTTATCGTTGAACATGTCTGGGGTCATCTTGTCTTTGGCCGTGGACCGCTTGCCGGTCTTCGTGACAGACCAGTTGGTCACCACACCTGAGTCGTTCAGTGCATCTGCCAACTTGTCCGTGGAATCGATGTTGAGATCTGGAACCCCAAGTCGTTGTCGGATGTAGTTATCCACCGTGGCCATGGCACCCTGGTACCTCTGCGCATCGTTGCGCAAAGCCTCAAGGTCCACTCGCACACCTTCGCGCTCGTTGGCCAGTAGAAGAGGCGCCAAGGCGCACTCACGGTCGTAGGCTTCCATCATGCCCTCAGCCGCGCAGTGGTCGCCCATCATGTCGTACAGCCTGCGGGTGCGGATGACGTCACCGTCGGCGTACTCGCCAACAAGGTCGCCAGGGGCAAGGCAGATCCATGCGCCCCAGTTCCTCGGCTCCCCAGATTCTGACTCAGCCCGGCCAATGGCGTTGGAAAGTTCAACGTCAGCGGGCAGGAGGCCCTGGTCACGCAGCGATTGCTGGTTGGCGAATAGCCAGTCCTTTACTGCGTCTTGCTCAGTGGGGGGCATATTCAGCCACTTGTCGGCCGCAGGCTTCAAGGCCAGGGTAAGCGAGTGGGGGTCGGCCAAGAACATCAGGAACATGCTGTCATGAATCTTGTGCCACGGCAGCGGCCCCACCCCCATGTGAGTTTCGGCAACGTCAACGTCGAACTTGGCGTTGTGAAACAGAATGGGGGTCTTGCTTTTCCACAGCTTTTTCAGGACCTGCTGTGCCTTGGCGAAGGTGCAGTTGTTCTTCGTCGGATGTCCCCACGCATAGTACGTTGACGTGGGTTCACCCGGTAGCATGAGGCTGAACCCGACAGGCTTGGGCGGGTACGACGGCCTGGGCCTGATGGGTTCAGTTTCAAAGTCAAGCGTTGCCGGCTCTTCTCTAGGCCTCGAGGTCATGTGCCGCCGCCCTCAGTTCCTTGGCCTCGCGCTTGCCGCGCAAGGTGGCCGCTCGGCCGTAGATGCGCTGCAGGAACAGGCGACGGGCATTGCCCCTCTTTTCTTCTTCCAGAAGCTGCCAGCACTGTTCCTCGGTGCAGGCCATGATCTGAACGTCAAGGGTTCGCCAAGTACGAAGCACTTCGCTCTCCGGCGGGGGTTCGGGCGGCGGGACTGGGGCTTTCACTGCTTTAGCCATGTTTGGCTCCAAAAAGGTGGCCCATTCGACGGGCTCAGGGTGTTGGGGTGGCCTAGCGGGTGCGGGTGTTTGCCCGCCCTACAGCATAGGGCTCCCCGCCCAACAGAACCACGTCAAATGTGGCCTATTGGGCGGGGTGCCGGGCCTAGTACTTCCTCTTGTTGCCGGGCTTCCCGCCCTGGGCCGGGGCAGGCTCTTCCTGGGTGGGCGTGGGCTGATAGGGCCGCGACAGTTCCTTCGCCACGGCCTCACGGCGCTCCATGATCTCGCCAATGGTGTCGCCATCGGTGATCTGGCCGACCAGCTTGAACTTCAGCTTGAACTGGCTCTTGGCGTCCGGCACGATGGACACTTCGGTGACCACGGCGAACGGGGGCCGCTTGAGGGTGGTGGCGATCTGCGTGACGTAGCCGCCCCATTCCTTGACGCTGGTGACCGGGATCTTCAGAACGGCCAGCTCGGCCCCCGGCACGTCTTCCAGTCCGTCTTCGGTAATGAGCCCAAGACGCACGATGTTCTTGCACGCTTTGCCACGACCGATGTCGGCGCTGCCCCACTGGTTCTTGTCGCACTTGGCGCAGGTTTCGCACTGCGGGTCTTCGCTGAGCTCGTGCGGCGCCATTCCATCGTCGTTCTCGCTGAAGGCGAAGCACTTGGGCGATGCCGGGTTGTCCGCATCGAACCGGTCGGTGTAGTAGTGGTTTTCCAGGACACTGGCGATGACCACCACGTTCATCTTGTCGCCCGGCACCGGGTTGCCCTGGAAGGACATGCGGCCCCCACGGGTGGAGATGAAGTTGCTGGAACTGACGGGCACCTGGGCCTGCGCCTCCTTGGCGAACCGTGCCAGTTCCTCTTCGTACTTGTTGACTTGCGCCTTGGGCGGCGCGGGCTTCGTTGCCATGGGCAACCTCCTAACTGGTAACTCCCAGGAACCGCTGGGTCGGTAGAACAGAAATTTGCAGGCTGGAAGGCTCGCTCATGCCGCATTTAACCAGTGCGCTCAGACTGGCACCCGCATTTCAGACCTTGTTGAGTGAGACGCTGACGACCTGGATGGTGCCCACCCCGGCGACCTTCTTATGTGCCTCCCACCGCGCCCGGATGGCGGGGGCGGAGATGCGGCGCTGGATGCAGTCCCACGCCCTGTTACGAGACAGCCACTTGTAGAATTCGTCCCAGTCTTCGACAGTGGGTTCGGTCTTGGTAACGATCGTGGCGCGGGCCACCTTCCCCGCGATACCCGTGGCGTCAGACTTGGGCAGCGTGTTGATCAGGTGTTCCCTGAGCTGCGTTTCCCTGGCCTGCAACGCCTCTACCTGCTTCTGGATTTCCAGGCGGGTTTGCCTCGTGGTGTAAAGCAGATCCACCGCCACCGCAAGGTTTTCTGGAACTTCGAACTTGTCACTTGTGTCACATTTGGGCACGACGGCCTCCTATGGAAGTTGCGCCCAGGCTGGGCGGTTGGGTAAGCTACAGGTTACGGCAAACTTTGCTCACGCGCAACTCAATTTTGCTGTTCATTAAAGAGCTTCTGACGAAGCTGTTCCAGTAGTTCGTAGCTCAGGACGGTGAACATGGGCGCGAACTCTGCAAGTCGCTTCCAACCCTCTAGTAGCGCCTCTCGCTGAAAGTCTTCCACGGCCACCCATCCGTCTGGCGGCTCCTCTTGCCACTTCACTTCTTCTGGATCGAACCAGTTTTTATTCACAGCGTATTCCACCCGAGAAGGAATAGTTTGACCACGCACTTCACGACAACGCCCAGCCCAATAATAGTGGCAGAGGAACCAAGTACTCCCGCCACAAACATGAGAATGTTCTTCACTTCTCCTCCAGCAGCGCCTTGAGGCCACGATCAACTAGCTCCTGATCGTAGTAATAGGGAACGTAATAAAATCCGGCCCTCCGTAGTTCTTCCGCCGCCCACCGCAGCGCGGCTTCGGCACCGTCCCTACGCCATGACTTCTCGCTTACTTCGCATCCGCGCATGTAGGCGGCTTCCACTTCCGCCTCCAGTTCCGCGATGCGGGCGCGGAGGGCGGGTATACATCCGGTTCCCATCGCTTTATGGGGTCCGGTTAGTTTGCAGCATGGGCATATCATTCCCCCTCCCCCAGCAGCGCCGGAGGCTCTGGATAGTGCCTGCGCACAATGTCGGCGTGGATTCTACTGGCCGCGCTCCAGGCCGCGTCTGCCGCGCTACTGGCCGCGCTCCTGTCCGCGCTAATGGCCGCGTCTGCCGCGCTACTGGCCGCGCTCCAGGACGCGCTCCTGGCCGCGTCTGCCGCGCTCCTGGCCGCGCTACTGGCCGCGCTACTGGCCGCGTCTGCCGCGCTCCAGGCCGCGTCTGCCGCGCTACTGGCCGCGCTACTGGCCGCGCTCCTGGCCGCGATCATGGCCTTGCTCAAGGCCGCACCTGCAGCGCAACTGGCATCGCAAATAGCGTATTTACGGGAGGCAGCGATAGCCGCCTCTAGGACCGGGCGGTCGCACTCACGGGCATTGCACAGTACCGACTCCGCAATATCGCAGGCGACCAACCGGAGCCGCTTATCGTCTCTGGACCCACCCTTGCTGATCAGCAGCCAGATCATCCAGTCCCCGCGTTTACAGGTTGACCATGCGCGATTGAGTGATTTCCCCTTGGCCCACTCTTTCGCTTCTTCGCAGGCGTCCAGTCGTGTCAGTGTTTGGTATAGCGTTTCTTTTTTCATTCCCCCTCCCCCAGCAGCGCATTGATTCCGGTCCTCACGCCAGCATCCAATCATCGGCAAGGATGTCGGTCTGCGAGGCCAGCCAGGGCACGAAGTCCCCCTGCGCGGTCCGCATCATCAGGTACGGAAGGAACCGGCACATGGTCCCCTCAGGCATACCAGTGGCCCTCGCCGTGTTCTGGTTGATCGCCACGCCTTCGGGGTAGCCGCGCTGGTAGGTGATCCACATTCCCTTTCCGTTCCAGCCGATGCGGCAGACTTTACTGCCGTTCTTCAGGCGTTCAAGGATTTCCGAGAAGTTAAAGGTTTCAGGCATTTATTTCTCCTTGGTTGTTGGTGTTGGTTTCGTTGTTTCCCAGCAGCGCCTTGTCAACGGCATCAATCACCTTCCGGGCATCCTTTACGGCATTTTCCGGTAAGTAGTTCGCGTTGTCCCACGGTGCCGTCCCCCAAAGGATTGCGGCGCACAGAATCGTGAGTTCTCGGTCGCTCATTTCTCCACCTCCCCCAGCAGGCGATTGGCGATCTGCGCGTCACAGTCGCACTTGTCGCGCCCCTCAATCCGGTCTCGTTCGGTTGGGTTGAAAGCGTTGCATTGCCAATGGTGACGCCCATATTCCCGCAACCCAGCCTCCAGTTCCGCGATGCGGGTGCGGAGGGCTGCTTCGTCGTCCTGGCTGCGGTCGAACACCCCTTTCCACTGGTC